GGTAACTACCGCTACTCAAAATACCGCAGTGGGCGGCCTTGCGGGAGTCCATACTACAACTGCTGGCCAAAATACCTATATAGGTTATGTAACTGGATACCTTGATACAGGAAGTGGTAATACCTATGTAGGGGCTTATGCTGGAAGAATCCTCTCAAGCGCTTATACTTATGCAAATACCTATATAGGACAATCTGCGGGTTATAAGGGTGGAGATAATGATAAATGTGTTGCAGTAGGACAAAGAGCTGGGGGCGGAGTTACTGGCTCAATAAATATAATGTTGGGATGGCAAGCTGGTTACAAACACTCCCCCGCTAATGGCGGAAGCTATAACATCTACTTGGGAAGCCAAGCGGGTAGAGCTAACACAGGAAACGGTAACATTATAATAGGTACTCTACAAGAAGCTTATGACCCCGGTGATAATGACCAACTAAATATCGGGGGACTTATATGGGGCACAGAGTTATCAAGGAGCATAGACGTATCAGTCGGAAAAGTGGGTATCCGGCTAAATAACCCCCAATTTGAATTGGATGTAAACGGTAGAATCAATTGTGACCAGGGCTTTTACCAAAACGGTAGTCTAATACAATTGCCGAGGGTATACAGCACCTACGAGGACATAACTAGAGATACTACCCACACTTTTTACATCGAAAATTACCAAGGAGGTGCAGCCACCGGCCATTACGACCATACGCTAGGAGCGACTTTTATAAATGTATCAGTAAGAAGAGGCTAATATGGCTAACAGGATTTCCAACCAGATAGAAATAACTCGATTCCCAAGGGTTCTAGCTAAGCTTAACACCGCTATAACCTCAGGAGCGGCAGTGACTAGCTTAAGTTTGGACAGGCAAGTAGGACAAGGATTCAGCGATAGGCTAATCGTCGGGAGGTCGCTTGAACTATATGACCCCACCACTGGAGTTGTTGAGAATTTTACTGTGGGCACTCAACCGGGTTCTACTTCAAACTCAATTACGGTTGATGAAGTTATTACCAGTGGCGCCTTCTCGACCTCATCTTTTCTATTCCTGGCTAATGAGTTTACTCACCAACCCCAATATAATAGGGTTGCGGGAGTAAACCTTAGGATAGCTGACACAGACGACGATAATGATGTAGCTTTCTTTATACCCAAGCACGGAACTCACAGGTTTTCATTCGTAACAAATCCTAACCAGGAGAATGTATTCGATGCCACAGACTACATAGAGGGCGTAACTCTTATGTTCAGTCACAATGCTTCACAGGGTAATGTCAAAGTAATTGTTGACGGTATCGAACGAACCGACATAACTAAAGCTGAACAAGTTTTGAATGTAATATCTGAAATCCTCTCTATCTAATGGCATTTAGGGTACCCATAGACAGCAACTCCATTGCAGACATCGCTCAAAGAGAAGGGCGGCCAGTTAAATTAGTAGCTGGTACAGACGGCCAAGCCCGTACTAAGGGCATTTCCAAGAGCGATAGTTTTTTTACAGCCGATACCAGAGGTGGGGGAAGCGTTATTTTAGAACCCGGTAGGGGTATGTGGGTTACTGGTATAGAGGTATCAGCTCAAGTATCGGGAGATGTATTCGGATTCATTAGAACGGATGTTAACGGAGAATGGATTACAGCTGATGAAGTAACCGGCGGTGGAATTTCACCTGAACACAGGAACCATATACCAAAGGGGGGAGGCACTGTTGTGATTCCTGTAAATGCGTATTTCAATACCTCATTCCAGTTCCAAGCACGAATGGCTCCTCAAGGCCATATCATTCCAAAAGTGTTTGCAACTGTCCACGGTAAAGAGGTCACAGATGACATGTTCTTGGATGCTGTGATGAAGGTAGTCTTTGCTACTGACTCAGTGGGATGGAGTCTACAAGGAGATTGGCTAGCGGGTGACCAAACTGAATTGCCTTTAGCTTATTCTAATGTTAGTAATCCCCAATACCTTGGTAAAAGTTTGGCAGCGTTCAGATTTACTGAGCAATTTTTAAGGGGTGAGAAAAATCTACCTATCCGATTAGTTAACAAGGGTTACGGGGGCTCAGAGATTCTAAAGAAACAGTTCTTCTCCTTAATGACCAATCTGTATCAGACTGAGTGGAACCTTCTGATGATTCAAATTGGAGCTAATGATGCCCGAAGTCCGTTAACACCCTTTAAGCAGCTGATGATTCGCCAAAGGCTTCTTCAGTTCTTGAAATTCAGACAAACTCAAAACTATAATCAAAGCTCAGTAACGGGGGGTCAAAAGCCCGTAGGGTTTATGACAGTTCCCCTTATGGATGATAAGGGCTATGGTTTAAATGCCCGCTCGGTAATGGACTGTAGGGTAAAACTTGATAATGAAACTGGGTACTCTAACGATGAGGATATTTCAGGTAATGGTTCCATCAATTTAAACAATGCTTCCACTGCTCCTTATGACATTAGGGTTTATAACTCCGGCGGAACTGCTATAAACCAAGCCTTTACTAACGGGGTAGATGGTAGAATTTATAGACTGGATTTCGAAGACACTACAACTTTAATTTTATCAAGCGGAATCACCCGAGTAGATTTGATAGAAACCTATTACCAAGAGCTGGGTCCTAACTCAACTATTGATATACCCGCGGGAACAGTTCTCTTTATTGAGGTGGTAGATTCCGCTAATGGAATTTACAGAGAGGTAGAAAGGTCAAGCCTAATTGGCACAAAAGTACCTGACTTTACAGGGGATGGCGGAACTAACAGGATTACCCCCGCTTCAAAATCTGAAACGCATTTTATTTGTTCAAACCAAACCAATGGGACTGTTGCTCAAAGGAACCGCCTGCAAAGCATTGACCCGTTGGCTTTCTCTCAGTCAAATGGTATAAATAGCTTAGACTATCGCGGTGGCAACAAAGTTTATGCGACTTGCATAATGACCTTCACGGCTTCAGCTAATTTCACAACAGATGATTTGCCTCTCGAGTTGAATATAGCAACCTCGGATGTTTATGTTCACCTTGAGGGAATAAACAATGGAACCGGAGCTACAGGAACCAGTTGGGATACCGCTAATGGATGGCATAGAATCGTAGGGTATACAGCAAACTCAATCGGACAAATAACTCAGCTCGAAATTAACTTCGATGCCCGTAAAGCTGGGGGTACAGATTTTGAGACTAACCCTGATTTAAGTGGGGCCACTGCTCGAATTTTTAAAACCAGGAATGTGGTTATTGAAATTGAGGGGAACTCTGCTTCAACCACATCAAATTGCGTATACATCGTAAACAGCCGAGTAAGGGATTACGGTTATTATAAAACCAAGTTGGTAATGGAATCCAACTTTGATATAGTAGCGGGTCAGTCAATCGCTTTCGGCTTTGTTCAAGAGTATAACACCTTTTACCTAAAGGAAATTGCCAGAGGTGAGATTGTTAATTCAGGTCAAATCCACGGAGTAGCTGGAACGGGCACACCGGAGGCCGGCTATGACGAATTCTATAGCCAGACTGAAGACGGTAAAGCTAGAGTGGGAATCATTAACAGCATCATAAATTCGGTAGCAACCGATGCTACATGGGGCGGTAACTCCAATGAGGTTTATTTGGTAGACTTAGCAGCTTCCACTAGTGCAGCAGCAGAAGGGGTGAGCGTAACCAGTGGGGGTAGAATCAAGTATTTGACTACAGATTCTAAAAATGCGGTTTCCAATAACACTGATACCGAAAGATGGTTTATGGGGGATATCATTGATGACCCCATGTACAAGGGGGTAGGTTCAGGTATCAACGAGAGAATGAGGGGCCGAGCTATACACTACAGCCCGATGGGTCATAAGATTTTGTATGAAGCCATGAAAACCGCTTTCCAAAACGTTACTATTCCGTATTAAAGATTGATTATGTCGAAGGATACACATGAAATCACCCTAACCAGGCAATCCTTAATAAAGGTCAACGAAGCCTTAAACAAATTGATGGATGCTTGCGGCTTACAATTCTCTAACTACCGAGACCTTATAGGTTTGAAGATTGACATTGAGGACATCCTTGAACATACCGATAAGTTAATCAACAAGGTAAATAAGGCATTAGGAGAAGTTAAAGACGGTCAATTAGTAATACCAGCGAACAAGATACCCGACTATAACGAGAAGATGAAGGCTTTACATGAAGAGGAAATTACCATGAAGGTACCGCTCTTCGACATGCTTGATATCGAGCATACTCTTGAGGTTATTCCGAATGATAAGCTCTCTCTCAACGATTTAGTCCCCCTGGTCAAACACAAGGTGTTAGTATAACCCTAACAGGGGTAGAATAACAATACCCTCTCTCTTAATTATAAGGGAAAAACCAAACCACGGATGAGATTTGACCTACAAGAATTAGGCATAAACATCGGGCTTATGATTGGCGGTTTTTTTGGTTCACTTATCACCATCAAGAAGAAGCGTGACCTAAAGGAGCAATTCTTGAGCGTTATCACCGGAACCATGTCTGCTAATTACCTTGCCCCGATTCTGATTGACTGGATGAACCTGACGGGGTCATCTCAATACGGGACCGCCTTTATTGTTGGCTTCGGCGGGTTGAAGATGGTGGAAGCCTTTTATCACAAGTTCTTCGATAAGGTCAGCTCATGAAAGAATATGAGGTAAAAGCCCTTCATCAGATTGCTCAGTTTGCCATTGTAGCTTTTTTATCCTTTGGGGTTTTTGTGTGGATAGAATATAAGATGGTTCTACCAGCCATTGAAGAAGACATCATTGAGCATTTATCCCCGGCTGCTATTACTCAACAAGACACTTTTCGAACTGAACCCCTTGACAGCATTTCTCCCTTTTTAGAATGACAACACTTCCGGTCAAAATTGAAGGCCATATTAATGCTAAGCTCATTACTTCTGATGGTAATGAGCTTACAGTGTATAATGGGCACAATGATTTAACTTCCGATTGGGATAACATCTTGAGAAGAGCTTTGGCTGGACAGGGCAATGCTCACATCACTAAAATCGGGGCTTACAAGAACGGAGTATTGCTTGCTGAGGCTGACATTACCCAATTCAATTATCCAACGGGCGTTAGTAATGAGATTGAATTCGTTGCTGTATTCTCCGAAACTTCTTTTGATGATACGCTAGACGAGATAAGATTAACCGCTCCTTTAGCATCATTCTCCGCAAAGACTGGGTTATCTATTCAAAAAGACCAGACTGCTAAGCTTAGCATTGATTGGAAGCTAACCATTAACCTTGACAACACATGACTGTAACACCCTTCCATAATTACAACTCTCCAGCTATTGCCTTTGATTTGCTTCGGAAACTTCAAGGCGTTTTAAGAGCAGGTAGATATGCTGGCTTCGGGTCAATCACAGACCAAGGAACTACTACGAACGATATCAACATCGCTGTTTCAAATGCAGTTGATGGTTATACCGACATCAGCTCAGTAGCCAGCCTGACAACCAATTCGGGCAAAGTTATCACACCCCAAGGAGCTATCCTTTTGGTGAATGACCCCCAAACTGAAGTGCTTTCCATTGCTAAGACCAGTGGGAATCCCCGTATTGACCTGATAGTAATGGAG